TTATTCATCCAACCTGTAATACTAACACCTAATAAAGCTTCTCTTTCAAAGATTGCCTTACTAACTGGACCCAAATAGGGAAACTCAGTATAACCGGCTTGTAGTGTTCCTAAAATAGACGCGTCTCTACAAGCTCTTAAAAATTTATCTTTTGTTAAACATTTTTCAGCATTAATTTCAGTTAAGTTACAACCTTGAATGCCAAATTTGTCTTTGTTATTTTTAACATAATTTTCAACATCGTCATAATGAATTTTACCAAAATCAATATTATCTAATACCGGTATTTTTAAAATTTCAAAACAAGGGTTAAACATATCAAACCAACTGTTTGCAAATACAAATCCAATATCATTAGCACCATCATTAAGTTGTACTAAGTAATTAAATTGTTCTTTTTTAACATCACTTCTTAATAATAAAACTGAGTTATTACTTCTTCCTCTTTGTGGGTTCTCTTGTCTCCAATTTCCTGTTTTAGCATGAATCATTTCATCATCATTTGGATCCACAATCATGTTCAATGCAGAACGTCTAACTCCTCCTGATAAAACCGCATCGGCTGAATGGCAAATAATGTCAAACGCTAATATTGGGCGAATTTTACCGCCTTCTTTATCAATCCATTTTTCAATTAACGATTCTATCTTTTCTAAAGATTGTTTTAAACCTTCGGGCCCAGGCGCTTTAAATCCACCACTTATAAACGCACCTTTTTCACGAATATATGAATAATCAAATTTGATTTCATATCCCGCATATTCAGGGAACGGTTGATTATCAACAAAATATGATGACAATAATACACCTAAAGAATCTGCCCAACCTTCAATTGAATCTTCAATGTAAAAGGTTTTTGTACCTAAAGTTCTTTTTTGTAATTTACTTAAATTGTTAACAAATGGAATCATTAATCCTCCGCCAAATCCACAACCAGATAGAGCCAAATAAAAAATCTCTTGAAACACTCTATTACGTGCAATGTGTCCTGATGTACAGTTAAACATTCTCGTATTATGCTTCATAATTTGTTCGTATCTGTATTGTAAGTTTCTTTGTGATGCTAACACAGCTTGATCCTTCATACTTTCAACAGCTGATTGTAAATAAGGTTCAACCTCATCGGCATATTTTTTATATTTGATTCTATGTCCATCAATTATGTTCTCACATGCGTCTTCCCATGTTTCGTACCTTTGTTCATCTTCTTTCCATTTAAAATAATCTGAATGTAACTTTAAGTCACTCAGAAATTTTTTACCTTTCTGCATTTTGTTTTCCTAATTTATGTTTTATTTATTTAATAATTCCTGTCTCTTTCTATACGCTTCCGCCGCTCTATTAACATTCTTTTGAGCTTGTTGCTCTTCATGTCCCAATAATGTGTTTTGAGACTCTGTATCAATAACAAGAAACTCATTATTGAATTTACAATTTTGGAATACAACACCATCTCTACCAATACGAGATTTTAATAATGTTAATGTTGCCAAATTATTGTCTTTTTGTTCTAATGTTTTACCAATAGATAATATAACGTGTGCGATTTGTGCCTTTTTAATTGAACCTCCCATTTGATCACTATTAACCACTTCACTTGAGATTGATTCACGGTTACCTTGCGTAGCCGTCCATACTGCCATTTCAAATTCTCCCGTCATCGATTCTAAACTTCTCATAATTGAACCTTCACCTTTCCATTCTTCACCAAATGTGCTTCTTTCGGGTGAAATACAATCCACATAGTCGATAACTAATAAATCAACTTTAGTTGGATTTTCTGAATTCATTTTTCTGATTTTGTTTTTAATTTCAGAAATTGTAACGTTGTCACTTGCTAACTTTAATAGTTTTAAACTTCCCTTTGAACGTGCTTGAGCTTCTTCAACTTTTTGTTTTACTTCTTCTTTAAATTCTGGTTGAGAGTCTGGCGCAATTTCAGTCCAAATAGTATAATGTTTTCTTTTAATGTTACCTGGATTATCTTCGAAGAAAATTTGAACGACATTATAACCCAAGTTATATGCGGTATTTGCAAACTTCGTTAATAGAGTGGTTTTACCAGTGCCTGTTGGTGCTAATACAACCCCCAATTCTCCGATTCCAAGTCCACCTTTAAGTAAGTTGTCGATACCTACAATACCTGTCGGTAATGGGTGTCTAAAATCCTTTTCTAACGCTCCGTCGATATCGTGAAATACATCTGTTGCTTCATCATTGGTGATACCAACTTGTAGTGCTTTTTGGATGATTTCTTCAATCTTACTATAAGCCTCAAATTCACCACTGTCTATAATACTTTGTACGCTTTTTAATTCTCTTTTTAAATTCTGTTGTTTACAGAAATTCATTGCAGTGTCTTTAACGTACTCAATTTGTTGTTCGTTATTTTTAATTGCGTCAAGTGTATCGGTATGTACTTTAGAAGAAGATGTGTTACCATTTTCAGCCATGATTTTCTGTGCAATTGTATTATAATCCGGTATTTTGTTATAATTCTTATATAATTCTTTCATGTTTTCCATAATGAATCTAAATGAATTGTTTTCAAAATATTTGCTCTCTAATACGTCAATAATTGTCTCACCGTATTTTTTGTCCTCAATAATTGCCTTAAGTAATGATTGTTGAAATGAGAAACCTAGGTATCCAAAGTTTTTTTCTTCCATAGTAGTATTAATATATAGTTGTTTTTAAATTATAGTTCATATTGTAGGTAACTTGTTTCCAATTCTTCTGATGATAAAATGTCAGTTAAATCTGACAAAATACGTTTAAGTCTTGGACGAATATCTACAGTGTATCTTACCTTTGGATGGTAGTAGTACGCCGGAAATATTCTCTGAATAAATACATCCTCACCTAGCTTAATTTCCAATAAAAAATGTTCTTTTTGCCCATCATTTAAATCTTCCACATTCTCCGAATTAAGGATATAGTTTTGATTTTCACATAGATAATTGGAACTTTTTATTTTTAAATCGTAAGAAATATCTTCACAAATATTTTTTACATAATAATGCAAGTCCATTGAACGCATTGCTTGGTTTACATGATCTTTCACATTGAAAAATCTTTGACAGATAATGTTTCCTTCTAAAGTTAAAAGAAACTCAAATTTAGTAATGTCTTGTTGATTACTCATAGGTTTTAATTTTGATTATTTTTTTGTTATTGTTTTTATTATTTTTTTCAATTCTAGTTAAACGCATAAAAGGATTTAAAAAATTTATCCAAGCGTCTTCTGATTTTGGTAAGATGTTAAATAACCCATCTTCCATCATCATTTTCATAGTATTTTTATAAGATCTACCTTCAGGATCTAAAGGTTCGTTTATAAGAAGATTAATATTTTCTTTTGCTTCGTTACTTAAAAATGGCTCATCTAAACTAACAATACGACTGTTAACCTCAAAAAACTCCTCGCCGAATACGCCAAATTTGGTTACTCCTGTAAGTAAATTGGTTAGTAACTTATTATGCTTATCTTGTTCAAATAAGACATTACATTTACCTTTGACTTGTTCAACTGAAAGATGTTCCGTTTTAAGTTCAGGGAAAAGAGATAGAAATCTCTTCAATCCCATTCCTTTAATTCCTGCAATGTTATCGGAGTTATCACCACATAACATCTTAACCAATTTTACATTTTCAATTAAGATTTCTTCGTGATCGTATACAATCGTATCGTTTTGTTTATATAGTTTTTGATGACTTGGGTTATAGACTTGTGTATTTTTAGACAATAGTTGTAATAAATCCCCGTCAGATGAATAAATGATTTTATTTTCATTTGGTGAGTTTTGGACATAATAAGCTATGTTATCATCTGTCTCACAAAACTCAAATTCACCTTGTCTAACAAATAATTCTTCTAAATACTGTTTAACCCTATCTCTTTGATATGAATAAGAATATAAATCTTCTTCTGTGCGTAATCTTGAACGTCGATTTTCCTTGTAGTGAACATATATTTTTCTTCTATTTTGAGAACCGTCTTGACCGTCCCAAAATACTACAATTTTTTCTAAATGATATGTCTCAAACGATTTACGAAGAGTATTAAGGAAATGATAAATTCCTCCAATATGTGTCCCTTTATGAAATGCATTTTTAACACCATAGTAACCAATCGTAAGTAAATTATCTCCATCAACAAGTAAAACCGACATTTAAAATTTTTATAGATCTGTGTCTTCTGTTACAACTTCTAAATCTGTCGCGTCTGTAACATTAACGCCTAACATCTTACTGATGTAATCACCACTTTCTTTTTTATACTCTTCGATAGATTTCTTCTCTTCAGCGTCTTCTCTACCTGGCATAAATCCGTGTGATGTAACCAAGATACGTCCATCCTCATATCCTAAACCATTGATGTGGTTTTTCATAATT